TCACGCCACGTCAGACCGGATGAGTCGACCTTTGTTGTCACGGGGCAGATTCAGATGCGACATTGGACGGCGTGTTGGTCGTGACATTTCCCTGACCTGCCACTCATTGACCTTGGTTTTAAGCCATTTGTTGGAGCCACCCATATATGAACAGTCAGGCTCCGGGAATGGGTTGTTGTCGCTTGGTCGTTTGCGGTAACGATCCAGCGTCCTGGAAGAAATCCTTAGCTGGCAGCAAATTTCGCGGGTGCTCATCAATTCAAAGTCTCTAATTTTTTTGCTCATCGTTTTCTCCAGTGGCCCCGCAACGGGCCATCGCTAATATTCATTTTGCCTGTGCGGGCAGATTTCTTAGTTTTCGGACGCCGATCATTGCGGTGGCTACGTAGCTGGTGGCCCGGTTAACTACCTCTACAGGAACCTTTACGCCATCCACTACAACGGTGTAATTGGTAACGTGCTTTTTCTGCCGTAATCGCCGAATTTCTCATGGTGCGCCGCCAGTGCAACATCACATGCGCGACGACCGACTGGTGATTGCTTGCTTCTGTTAATAAGTTTCATCATCACTAAATTCCCAGTGAGGCGACGATATCGTTCGCTGTTTCCCGGGTACTGCCTTTACTCGATATTGATCTGCGGGCATTGACCCGGTGCAGGGTGAAGCCGTGCTGCTCGTAAAGTTCAATAACGCGTGGTGCGGTAGAATTACTGATAAACACCTTTGCGCCACGCTGATGGGCTGCCACGCAACTTTCAGCAAGCGCTACCTGGCTATCCCATGAGAACCCACCGGAGGCGTAGCTAGTGAATCCAGCGGTGCCGGGCATCGGTTCGTATGGCGGATCGCAGTAAACGACATCACCATCACCCGCCAGCCTGAGAGTACGTTCGAAACCCGCATTCATAAATACGCACGCGCTGGACTTCTTCCTGAATGCCATGAGCTCTTTTTCCGGGAAGTATGGCGCTTTATATTTTCCCCATCCAACATTGAAAAAACCGTCAAGGTTGTAGCGCATCAGACCGTTAAAGCAGTGCCTGTTGAGGTAAAGGAATGCAGCCGCTCTTTCTGTCGCATTCAGTTTCTGGGCGTTGAATGCTTCACGAATTACTGTGTAGTTTTCGACATCATTCAGATGCCTGAATGCCTTCATTGCCTCTGCGATTACCGAATCAGGCACTACGGCCAGCATCTGGTACAGATTGATCAGGTCAGCGTTGATGTCGGCCAGAAGGAAACGCTCGTGCTTGTCTGAGTTAAGAAACACGGAGCCGCCACCCACGAAAGGCTCGATGAGGCGTTTACCTGCTGGTATCAGGCGGTCCAGTTCCGGCAGCAGCGAATATTTACCGCCTGCCCATTTCAGGAAGGGCCGCTGCCAGCGGCGCGGAGTAGGTTCTTGAATCGGCAGCGCCTCAGCGATACGCTCACCGATCCAGCGCATAACCGGAACAGCCATAGAATTGCCGATCGCCTTGTAGCGTTGACCATCCGGGCAATCGGCGGCATCTTTACCACGCCAGGAGATGAGGGTGTGGTTGTCAGGGAATCCCTGCAGACGCTCACATTCAACCGGCGTTAGGCGGCGCACCTGCATTCCCCAACCAACAGCACCTACCCCCATTCCTGCACGGCCGCCGTTAGGTGTCAGAAGTGCGTTAGCTGTGCCATCATTATGGACCTCAACCGTTGAACCTTCTTCTCTGCCACGAATCGCTATGGTGTAAGGTTCGGTAATAATCACATTCTCCTGCCCATGATTACGTCCTAACGTATGAGCCAGCTCATGATTAGTGTCAGGATCTTGCGTGCCATGGACAGCGAAAGTCTCTGTGTCAAAATCCATTCTCACACCGTGGGCGGTGCATGCGGTCGCGACGTCGATATTTCCACCAGTATTACCTCCGCCATACGCCAAAATGTAGGTATCCAAATCTTCTGCGGTGCTGTCGTTTTCTTTCGCCAGCAATGTGCGGGAGATATCGGAATAAGCGCCTGATACAAGCCCAGCGCCGCGCTGGCTGAAAACTTCCTGATTACTGGCACCGATGCCGCCGATATTATTTGCCTGATTCAGGGTTGGGTGCGGGTTGGCTGGGTTGTCCCAGTGACTGCCGCCTTCAATGCCGCTTCCAGTATCGGTGGTAACTGCCGTCTGCGGTTCTCTGCGCGGCGGAGTATCCCGGCGCAGGCTGTCGAACTCAAAAAGTACTTCTGCGGGATCGAATTCCTTTCGAGCACTTGCGACAACGAACACACGGCGGCGTCGTTGTGCCACTCCGAAAAATTGAGCATCAAGGACGCGCCAGGCGACAATGCGCGATGGCCCATACACACAACCAGCGTTTGACCATTTTCCCCCTGCAGGTTGCAGTTCGCAGCTTTCTCCGGCAAGTGCGCCAATAAAGCAGCCGAATGCGTTGTCTTTGCTGCTGAGGACACCCGGGACGTTTTCCCAGACGATGATCGCTTCTTCTTCCCCGCGTTCGCGGCGTTTGTCGTCGATTGCATTGGCTAATTCCACATATGAGAGACTTAACTGGCCTCGCTTTTCCGCCAGACCATTACGTAATCCTGCGATGCTGAATGCCTGGCATGGCGTACCACCCACCAGTACATCAGGCGCTTCAACATCACCGGCATGAACAGCGGCGGCTATACCGGTCATATCACCCAGATTGGTAACGTCCGGCCAGTGTGTAGCCAGCACCGCAGACGGAAACGCCTCAATTTCAGCAAACCATGCTGGCTGCCAGCCCAATGGTTCCCATGCGACGCTGGCGGCTTCAATCCCACTGCAAACAGATCCGTATCTCATGCAGACTCCAGAATTTTGCGTTTAACATCAGATACCAGTGCGATAAACGCATCGCGGCGTTCGCGTAATCTTGCGATCTCTCCAGTGAAATCTGTGGCATTCAGTCGGTAAACAATGAGTTGTTTTTCCGCCGGGAAGTCAGAGCAATAACTTACAAAATCCACCCAGTCACGGCCTGAGCAGTCAAGGTGTCCTATCAGTTGCCATTTGTAAGTAGGGTCGAACTTGCCGCGAACCATCGTGGCGTAGTGAGTTGAAGCCACTACGGATTTAATTTCCAGCAAGCCATCGGTTCCGACGAGTCCATCCGGGCTGTCACCGTATGTGTCGTGATCGAAGAAGCCGCCATTATCGACATCAATGAAATACCTCTCCTCATACAGCATTCGCGCTATTGGCTCCTGTTCATGACCACGCTCCATATGCTCATTGGAATAGGTGAGTTCAGATTTGCACCCTTTAATCTGCTCCAGTGCAATCTGCAATGCATAGCGCTTCGCAGGCTCGCCAAATACCCCCCCTTCATTTGCCATAATCAGACCAAAATTAGACGCAGTGGCCTTTCCCAGTCGCAGCAGTTCCCACTCTTCACTGTTTTGTTCCACGTCATGCCAGATCATTGTGTACACTCCGCAATAAGCTGTTGCTCGAAGGCAGGAGATATATCCATACGGGATTTAACTGCGTCCAGGTTTCCGTCGCGCCGGTAAGCTGCCTTTGCGTTACTCCATGCCTGTGTTTTTTCTGGCGTCAGGGATGGCTTAATTACCCGCGCCGGACTGATGCGCAGACCTTCAACAGACTCCTTTCCAAAACGCACATTTTTATCAACAAAAACAGTAACCTTTACTCCTCCCCAGTCTTCAAGGAATGGTGAACCGGTAATTCCTTTAAGCGTTTTACTGTTAGTGGCATTGAGTATCATCGGCTTCAGCTTTTCACCGGGGCGTAATTCTCGCTCTTCGAAGTAAGCCGTGTTGAAAACATCTTTTGTTTTTTTTGTCTTGTCGCTTTCCAGTGCGACGCGCGCGATAGTCAGAATTGTTGGCTCCACGATGTCGGCGCTGCTGAGATAAGGGGAGTCGAAAGCCTTGCGGTAATGCGTCTTCTGTTCGCTCATTTGTCTTATTCCTCTGATTCAATATCAATTTGATGCCGGGAAAACACCTCAACCATGTACCGAACAAACTCCGACGCGCGCTCCTGGAATTCGACATCGTCATCAAATGCCCGGCTGATCGCCTTTTTGTTGGCGCCGTGACGCGGTAGCTCGTCCATACACAGCGACTCCAGCATGTGAAGCGACAGTCCTTTCTCCAGGTCGTCAGCCAGTTCGGACTCTTTCTCTTCTCTGGCGATTTGCTGGTAATGCCGGGTCCAGTTCTGAGCCTCGATCCGGTCGTAAGTGAGATATGCGTTCATGGCTGAACTCCTGAATTTTGTGTGTAACAATCCTGTCGCTTTAATAGCCGACCATTCGGTTAAATTCGGTTTTCTGACGTTCCCGCTAATGGGTTGCAGGTTTGCCGTGTTGGTTGAGGTAAACCTCGATCTCGTCGTTGGTTGTCCACAGGCGTTCGAAGAGGGTAAACAGGTACAACCCTTTTCCTACGTTTGCAGATGCGCGGTATGTGCGCCCCTGGTACTTAACCAGCATTCCCGGTACAACGCTGGTTCTTGGTAATGTTGTTGTGCCGTAATTAGTCATCTCATCCTCGTGCCTTATCGCCGGCCAGCGGAACGTTTTAAACCTGACAACGATGCGCCTGTTGTCGATGAAACCAACAATAAAACCAAAAGTTCGATTTGTAAAGCGAAAAAGTGCAACTAAAAGTTCTATGCTGGGGCGTAAAAATAGCACCTAAAGAGGTGCTACCTGTATGGATGAGTTCTTTGGTTCTATTTTTTGAGGCCGTTAATTAGATCAAAAACGTCGTTCTTCAGCAGATCCATCTCTTGGAGGACTGCTTTTGTATGGAGGATAACACGCAGTTTCTCTGCTTCCGGGAGTTGATTGAAAAGAGAAAGCAATGTTTCTTCTTTTTCATCAAGGACTCTGGGTTTAGGTTCAGCCCTTTCGCCTTCACTTTCATCCCCTGGCTCCATGAAGAACCAATATTCAGGCCTTCCGGTCACCGCCGATAATCTTTTCAAGCGCTCTCCGCTGGCTACAGACGTGCCAGAGGCCCACTTTCTCACAGATGTGTGAGAAAGCATTACGCGCCGTGAGAGGTCAGCCATAGACCAGCCATTCTCATCCAGAACTTGCTGGATACGCTTGGCGAAAATGGGATGAAGATTTTTGTTCATATTCACATTTTACAACCTTCAGTTTCTTTATTCATTGGAACTATTAGATTGATTTTTGTTGGAACCTAAAGTTTTACGTGATAATCTCCAGCTACCAACTCGTAGAACTGGAGAGCCAAATGGACAACCAAGTAAAAATCAAAATCAGTAACCACATGACTCAAATGAGCATTGGCGAACATTTTGGTATCTCGTCTCAAGCTGTAGGCAAGTGGCTGAGAAAAGGAGTAATTCCTCCCCGTCGCATCCTGCCGTTATGTGAAATTCTTGAATGGAAAGTCACTCCTCACGAGATTGACCCCGCAGCATACCCAAACCCAACCGATGGCTTACCAAGCCAAGAGGCGTCAGCCAAATAACCATAGAGGATATTTACCCATGGAGAACGCAATAGCACGCAACTCCGAGCTACCGAAACTAAAGCCGGTTGAGATGGAGAGCTTAATTCTCAACCGGCTTGCATCTGTTGGTCAGAAGCCGGTAGCTGACGCTATCGGCATTGATGAGTCAACCATCAGCCGCTGGAAGGGTAAAGGCGGTCATGTTGAGCAGTTTTGTCGGTTTCTGGCGGAGCTGGGTATTCAGCTTGCTCCACCGGGAGCGGTACTTGTTCGCCGTGATTATCTTTTTTCGGTGGAAACATTAGCGGACATCGGGATGAAAGCAGTGCGTATGCAGCCTGAGCCGCTGGGGTGGGACTGAAAATGGCAGCAACCAAAAAGGCGAAAGCCGCGGTGAGGGGTCACCAACGGCTTTCTGGTGGAATTAACTGGATCAATTCACAGGAGTAATTATGGCAACTCATTCAGAAAAAGCAAATTTATACCCTACGCATAAATGCTCATTTTGCGGAAAAACCAATAACGATGTCGCCTCGATTATTGCTGGTGATGGAGTGTGCATTTGCGATGAATGTGTATTTGTCTGCGTGAAAATTCTTTTTAAGAAGGACAGGAGATTGAGTCGTGAGCATGATGCTAATGGTGAAAGCCATGCAGATTAAAGTCGGTAATCCGCTGCGTAAGCTCGTTCTTCTGAAACTTGCTGACAACGCCAGCGATCAGGGTGAGTGCTGGCCAAGCTATCAGTACATCGCTGACCAGTGCGAGATCAGTAAACGATCGGTGATGAATCACATCGATGAACTTTGCAAATCAGGTCTGCTGAAAAAGGTATTCAGGAAGGGACCAAAAGGTAACGCCACGAATGTTTACATATTAACCATACCTGGTGCAGGAGATTCACCAGGGGTAGTGCAGGAGATTCACCAGGGTAGTGCAGGAGATTCACTACCTGGTGCAGGAGATTCACCAGGGGGTAGTGCAGGAGCTGCACCCAGAATCAGTCACTCTTTTGAACCAGTCAATGAACCATTAAACACACAAGCTGCTAAAGCCGCTTGTGCTATTGGGGTGAACAATCACCATATTGCAGGTCGATATGCGTTTGAGGGGAATGTGATACGACTGAACCACAAAGACTACCGATCCTGGATGAACCTGTACCCGCTTATCGACCTCAACTACGAACTACAACGGCTTGATATCGAGTTTACCCATGAGAAGCCCAAAAACTGGTTTATCACTGCAAGCCAGAAACTGAGCTACCAGAACAAACAGGCGGCTGCCCGTACTAGGTCAGTTACCAAACCAAAACTTGACCTGAATAACACTGACTGGATTTACGGAGTGGAGCTATGAAAAACATTGCTACGCAGATGGTTAATTTTGACCGTGAGCAGATGCGCCGTATTGCCAACAACATGCCGGAACAGCATGACGATAAACCGCAAGTTGAGCAGGTTGCTAAGGTCATCAACAACGTGTTCAGCCAGCTTATGGCCGCGTTCCCTGCTACCACGGCTAATCGCAGCCAGGCCGAGATGAACGAAATCCGGCGCCAGTGGGTTCTGGCTTTCCGTGAGAATGGCATTACCACCATGGAACAAGTAGCTGCCGGAATGCGTGTCGCCCGCCGTCAGGAACGTCCGTTTCTGCCATCGCCGGGACAGTTTGTAGCGTGGTGCCGTGAGGGGAGTGGAGTGCTAGGGGTCAGTGTTGACGACATCATGAGCGAATACTGGCGCTGGAGAACGCTGGTTTTTCGTTATCCGACCAGTGAGCAGTTTCCCTGGAGAGATAAAAATCCGCTGTATTACCACGTCTGTCTGGAGCTGCGCCGCCGGGGAACGGAAGGGCAATTAAGTGAAAAGGAACTTGTCCGGGCCGCTGGCGACATCCTGCATGACTGGGAAAAGCGAGCTCTTGCAGGTAAACCCATACCGCCTGTTCGTCGCGCTTTAGCCGCGCCGTCGCGGGATCGCGGTCCAACGCCAGTCGAGATGTTAATGGCGAAATACAAACAACGCAAAGACGCCGGTCTGATTTAACAGGAGCAACCAAATGAAAGAGCGTGGAATAACTGATGGCTTAACCATGAATCAGCTTGCAGAACGTAATGCTGAGTATGTGATGACTATCGCTGAGCTGGAAGAAAAATGCGCGGCGATGACTGCAAAGCTGAGCATGATTAACGACCTTATGGAAGCCGCCGAACAAGCAAACAAACTGGCGCAGGAAGCAACGGAAACGCTGGTTCAGGAGCGTAATGCGCTGGCTGCGGAGAATGCGGGACTGAAGTCTGCACTTAACGACATCCTCCAGCCTGACGCGGCTGTGCTTGAGAGAAACCACCGTGTTCGCGCACTGGATGCAATGGAAACCCCAGTAACCGACGATTTTCTGGCTGAGGTGCGGGCGCAGGGTGTGGAGATGTTCGCAGATAAATACAGGGCGCAACTCACCGCATTGCCAACAACTCCAGAAAATATTTTTGATGCAGCGCATGTGAGCCTGCGCTACCAGATTTTTGATGCTGACGAGTTCGCCGCCCAACTTCGCAAAGGAGTAGCCCAATGAGCAACATCGACAAACCAATGACAAATCGCGAACTGGTCGATGCGGCCATTGAACTTGCCGGAGAGTTCTATGCGATGCAGGGCTATTCGCATCGTCCAGGATTCAAATACTGGGAGTCTCCGCATCCGCATGAGCGCCTGTGCTTTGAAATGGCTTGCGTGGCATTCGAAACTATTCGCGGCTCAGATGTAATGGACGCCGTATCTGAACTGGAGGATGAGGAATGAGCAACATCGACAAACAGGCGCTGCGTAAAGTGGCGGAGAAGGCTACGCCGGGGAATTGGCACCGCTCTTCATCACGGTTCAATGGCATCACGGCAACGCCGTTTTCTCTCTGCGGTGAAGAAGTGATGTTGGCCCATACTGTTGAGAAACGTGACGCGGAATTTATCGCCGCAGCCAACCCCGCCACCATGCTGGCG